GGCAAGGCATGGCAACATGGCTACAGTCAAAGAAAACGCACATTACATCGCTATGGAAGATTTAAAGGGCGACTTAATCCCAGCAATCTATGAGGTTCTAAAGACCTATAGCGATTACGAAGGTGCAGAAGACGTTTAGTATGGGTAATTTTTTTAACGGATTTTTCTTTGCAGGTGGTTTTTTTGGTAGTATTATTACTGCGGCGACACAACTTTATGTAAAACTCCGGTCATTCACGGAACGAGGGAGATATTAATGTCTATGAATTTAAAAGCGATAACCGTATGTATTGGTTATCAACAGATTACAAGCCTAAGTTCGGCTCAGAGCCTTACAGTGCCTGCCACTGACTTAACTGGGCTTAACCAAAAACCGACTTTTGCCTTAATTACCCCTGAAACACAAACTGTTCGGTGGCGTGATGATGGTGTAGCCCCGACCGCTTCGGTTGGTATGCCTTTGGCGGCTGGCGTCACTTTACAGTACGACGGCAATTTAAAAAACATTCAATTTATTGAGCAAACTGGCAGTGCCAAGCTCAATATCTCTTATTACGCGTAAGGAATAGACATGGATCTCTCTAACGGCTCTGGCGGTATTGACTCTAGCAAATTAATGGACTATTTCACCAAAGACTTTTTAAAAGATCTTGGCAAAATGGCTGTTTTATGCGATGAATTGGCTAAACGTCAAGGCGCCCTGTCCGCTGTTGAGGACGCGAATAAGCTACGTTCAGACGCTCAAACTTATGCTGATAGCGTAAAAGCAGAGGCCGACATCAATTTAGACCAGGCTAAACAAGCTAATGCAGCCTCTAAAGAGCTAAAAAAAGCCTTAGATACGCGTGAAACAGACCTAAATAAGCGTGAAGGTCAGTATGAAACAAATATAGCTGATCTGACAAAAGCAGCAGAAAAGCACAAAAAGGCCGTAGTTGACAATGAAGCTTCTTTAGCTAAACTACAGTCTGATTTAGAGGCAAAACAAAGACAAATAGACGCAGACCGAAATGCCTTGGATGAGCGAATTAAAGCTTTTCAGGATAAAGTGGCGTCAATACAGGTTTAATTTTTTTAGATCGTACTGGTGCGATACACCAGGGTTTCTTAAGGAAACATCGAAATGGACGAAAGTCAAGAAGTAGTCTTAGCGGACTCAACTGCCGCGCCAGAACAGGTAGCAACGGCTGCACCTGTAACTGAAGAAGTAGCGCCGGAAGCAGTAGAGCCAGCAGCAGAAGCACCTAAAACCTTCTCACAAGAAGAATTGGATGCCGCTATTGGTAAACGACTTGCTAGAGAACAACGTAAGTGGGAAAGAGAACAGGCAGCTAGAGCCGCTGAAAAGCAGCTTAAAACTCCAGTAGAAATCCCGCCGATTGAGCAGTTTAATTCACCTGACGAGTATGCCGAGGTATTGGCAGAGCGTAAGGCAGAAGAATTGCTTGCTAGGCGTGAACAAGCTAGGATGCAGTCCGAAACTCTTGAGGCATTTCACGACAGAGAAGAAGAAGCACGGAATAAGTACGATGACTTTGAACAAGTTGCGTATAACCCTAGGCTCCCAATCACTGACGCAATGGCTCAAACGATTCAATCTTCCGATGTTGGCCCCGACATGGCTTATTACCTAGGGTCTAATCCGAAAGAAGCTGATCGTATTTCTCGTTTATTGCCGCTTCAGCAGGCTAAAGAATTAGGGAAAATTGAAGCTAAATTAGCTGATAATCCCGTAGTAAAAAAGACTTCGAGCGCCCCAGCACCAATTGCTCCGATTACGGCAAGATCCTCTGGATCTTCAGCAACAGACACAACGGATCCGCGTGCCATTAAAAGCATGACGACTTCAGAGTGGATTGAAGCTGACCGCCAACGTCAGATCAAGAAGTGGGAAGCGCAGAGAAACCGCTAACTATTTTTTAATTAGGACTTTATTATGTCAAATTCGATCTTAACCATCGACATGATTACAAGAAAAGCTCTCGAAATCCTTGAGAACAACCTTGTAATTACACGTAACGTAAACCGCCAATATGATGACTCTTTCGCTGTTGAAGGTGCCAAAATTGGTTCAACCCTCCGTATCCGCTTACCAGACCGCGCTTTGGTAACTGACGGTGCCGCCTTGCAAGTTCAAGACGACAACGAGCAGTTCACAACTTTGACTGTAGCGTCACAAAAGCACATTGGTGTTAATTTCACCTCTGCTGAATTGACTATGCAGTTAGATGACTTTGCAGAGCGTGTTTTAAAACCACGTATTTCTCAGTTGGCTTCTTCTATTGATGCAGACGTAGCAAACAGCTACAAAGCAATCTATAACTCAGTTGGCACACCTGGCACAACTCCTTCTACTTCTTTGGTGCTGTTACAAGCTCAACAGAAATTGAACGAAAACGCTGCTGTTATGTCCCCACGTTACGCTACTGTTAACCCAGCAGCCAACGCAGGTTTGGTTGAAGGCATGAAAGGTCTGTTTAATCCTACAGACACAATCAGCCGTCAATTTAAGAACGGCATGATGGGTATGGGTGTATTGGGCTTTGATGAAGTTAACATGAGCCAATCTATCAAGCAACATACAACTGGTGCTTGGGGTACAACCATTACTGTAACTTCAACCGTTGCTACTGAAGGCCAAGCTACTTTAGGTATTAGCTTTACAGGCTCAAGCAAGACTTGGAACGTAGGTGATGTATTTACAATCGCTAGCGTATACGCTGTTAACCCACAAACCCGTGAGTCAACAGGTAGCTTGCAACAGTTTGTTGTAACTGCTGCTGCAACTGGTTCTTCTACAGCTACATTGTCTATTAGCCCACCTATCTATACGTCTGCTAACGCATTGGCAACTGTGGATTCATTCCCACAAGCTTCTGCTGTAGTAACTATGTTGGGTTCTGCTTCTAGCCAGTACGCTCAAAACTTGGTTTACCACAAAGATGCGATCACTTTTGCGACCGCTGACTTGTTGTTGCCACAAGGTGTTGACATGGCTTCCCGCCAAGTTCACAACGGTATCTCTATGCGTGTTGTACGTCAGTACGATATCAATAATGACCGTTTACCTTGCCGTATTGACGTTCTGTATGGCTTTAGCACAATTCGTCCACAGATGGCCTGCCGTATTTTTGGCTAATCTAACTGCTCCCGCGCAAGCGGGGGCTTTTAAACTTATTTTTTAAGGAAACATATCATGGCACTTCCAAATGGATCAAATGGTTACCAAGTTGGTGATGGTAATTTAGATGAAATTATTATGGGGACTCAAACAGCCCCCACAGCTAAAACAGCCGCCGCAGTTTTAACTGCTGCTGAATTAGCAACGGGCATTATTACTTACACTGGCGCTGCCGTAACTTTGACCGTACCTACTGGTACTGAATTAGATACTGCTTTTGGCAGCATGAAAGTAAATAGTTCGTTTGATTTCAATATTATCAATATTGGCGCAACAAACGCCGCTACAGTAACCGCTAGTACAGGTAGTACATTAGTTGGTGTAGCAGCCGTTTCAGCAAACACTGCTTGTACTTGGCGCGTTCGTAAGACCGCTGAGGCAACTTATGTTTTCTACCGTATTGCTGGTTAATGTAATATCCCGCCCTTCGGGGCGGGTTTCTTTTTAAGGAAAAATTATGCCTAATACCAAATCTGTAGGGGTTGCTTTTAGCGACCCTGAATTAACTTCTGGCACTACAATTACAGGCGCAGTTATTGATAGCACGTCAAAAATTCTATCTAATATTGCTAACGGTTCTACTGCATCGCAACAAGGTGCAACTATTGCTACTACTAGTAATAGCGATGTTTTTATAATTGCTCCCGCAGCAGGTACACTGACATCCGCTGTGTTTTCTGGTGTAGATGCGCTTGCAACTAGTGACACAAACTACATCACTTTTTCCATCACCAACTTAGGTTTAACTGGTTCTGGTTCGGCTGTAATGTTAGCCGCAACCGATGCTAATACTACCAAAGCTACAGGTGGAACTGCGTTAACAGCTAATGCTGCGCGTACGTTAACTTTAAACGGCACCGCAGCCAATTTAGTTGTAGCCGCTGGCGATCGTTTGCGTATTCGTGCTGCCGCAACTGGTACGCTTGCTAATACTGTGACATTCCCTGTTTATCGTGTGAATTTTACCGTTGTGTAATACATAGGGGCTTCGGCCCCTATCTAACTAAAGAAAATATGCCCCTTATTTATCTAAAGCATCCTGACCACGGCAATAAAGTGGCCACAATGGAACAAGAAGCTGAATTTGATGAACAAAACGGTTGGGTACGATATACTCACGATACGCCATCAATTTCTGAAGAAGTTGAAACAGTAGAGGAAGCTACTGAAGTTGCGGCTCCTGTTAATACGCTGGAAGTAAAAAGACGTCGTAAAACCGCACAGTAAGGAGTAGGCTATGGCGACAACCGCCGGTGATCAAATTAACGCAGCGTTACGTTTAATCGGTATGCTTGCCGAGGGTGAAACGCCTTCTGCCAACACTTCTAACGATGCTCTTAGTGCTTTGGATCAAATGATTGATTCGTGGAATACTGAGCGTTTGACCGTTTTTTCAACCCAAGATCAAGTATTTACTTGGACACCTAACCAAATTTCTAGAACATTAGGCCCTACAGGTAATTTTGTAGGTAACCGTCCTATTTTGATAGATGATTCAACCTATTTTAAAGATCCGACCAACGGCATTTCGTTTGGTATTAAGTTAATTAACCAACAACAATATAACGGTATTGCGGTTAAAACGGTGACTTCCACTTATCCACAAGTGATGTGGGTTAATATGAATTACCCTAATATTGATATGTACGTTTACCCAGTGCCTACAAAAGCATTGGAGTGGCACTTTATTTCGGTTACTGAATTAACACAACCTGCTACTTTAGCAACCAGTTTGACTTTCCCGCCTGGCTATTTAAGATGCTTTAAATACAATTTAGCGTGTGAAATAGCTACTGAATTTGGCGTTGAACCCCCGTCCAATGTGGCTAGAATTGCCATGACTTCTAAGCGCAATCTGAAACGCATTAACAACCCTGACGATATTATGTCCTTGCCTTACAGCATTGTGGCTACCCGTCAGCGCTTTAACATCTTTGCTGGTAACTATTAATGAAATCGCATATTTTGGGGCAATCTTATGTTGCCCGCAGCATCAATGCGGCAAACGATGTAATGATGAATTTGTTTCCCGAAGCTACACCTCTTGAGGGTAAAGAAAACGGTTTTTTAAACAGAGCGCCTGGGATGCGCAAACTTGCCACTATTGGCAATGGCCCCATCCGCGCGCTGTGGACGCAACAAACTAACGCAAATAACGCTTACGTTGTGTCAGGCAACGAAGTATTTAAAATTGATAAAGGGTATTTGCCCGTTAAATTGGGCAATATTGCTGGGTCTGGCTCCGTATCTATTGCAGACAATGGAACACAGTTGTTTTTTGCTGCTAACCCAGAGGGCTACATTTACAACATAACCACTAATACTTATACCCAAATTACTGATGTTGACTTTCCTGGCGCAGTAACTGTAGGCTATTTAGACGGCTATTTTGTGTTTAATGAGCCAGACAGCCAAAAGCTATGGGTTACTGAGATATTTGACGGCACTATTATTGAGCCGTTAGCGTTTGCTAGTGCTGAAGGCGCGCCTGACTTGATTGCAGCCATTAACGTAGATCAACGAGAACTATGGGTGTTTGGTACAAGTACGATTGAGGTATGGTACAACGCGGGTACCGCTAATTTCCCTTTTGCGCGCATCCAAGGCGCTTTTAATGAATTAGGGTGCCTAGCCCCTTACTCGGTAGCAAAACTCGATAACACGCTGTTTTGGCTTGGCAACGATGCACGGGGGTATGGCGTAGTGTACCGCGCCGAAGGGTATCGTGGAAAACGCGTATCGACACACCCAATTGAGTTTGCTATCCAAAGCTACGGCGATGTATCGAACGCGCTTGCGTACACGTACCAACAAGAAGGCCATGCTTTCTACGTCTTAATATTCCCAACGGTTGATAAAACATGGGTATTTGATGTGGCTACAGGCGCTTGGCATGAACGCGCTGGGTTTGAAAATGGCTACTTTACCCGCCATCGCTCAAATTGCCAAATGAACTTTCAAAGCGAAACGATTGTAGGTGACTACTTAAACGGTAATTTATACGTATTTGACCTAGACTATTACACTGACAATGATGCAGTGCAAAAATGGGTTCGTTCTTGGAGAGCGCTTCCTACAGGCGTTAATAACTTAAAACGTACGGCGCAGCACTCATTACAGCTTGACTGCGAGTCTGGGGTTGGTACAAACACTGGGCAAGCGCAAGACCCACAAGTCATGCTTCGCTGGTCAGATGACGGCGGTCATACCTGGTCAAATGAGCATTGGGTTTCTGTTGGCAAAATAGGCGCTTATTATCAACGTGCTATTTGGCGTCGCCTTGGCATGACAGTTAAACTGCGTGACCGAGTGTATGAAATTTCAGGCACAGACCCAAATAAGATAGTTATTATGGGCGCCGAACTAATACTGAGTGGTACAAATGCCTGATAATTTAACTGCCATCCCTGCCCCTCGGGTTCCTTTAATAGACCCCGTTACTGGATTAATTTCTAATGAATGGTATCGTTTTTTCTTTAATTTATACACATTAACAGGGTCGGGTAGAAATGCTATTACTTTGATAGATTTGCAACTTAACCCGCCATCTGTAGATTAAGTATGCTTTTTTATACCTACCCTTCTGATACACTAGCACGAAAGCTACGAGGTAACTTATGACAACAGCCTTAACACCATCACCGAAACAGCAATTCTTTACTGCTGGCGGTGTTCCTTTAGTTGCGGGTAAACTTTATACCTATGCCGCAGGCACTTCTACGCTTTTAGCTACCTATCAAGATTCTACTGGCACAGTTAGCAATACTAACCCGATTATTTTAGATTCAAGAGGCGAGGCAAATGTATGGCTTTCGCCAAGTGACGCATATAAATTTGTTTTAAGAGATTCTGCCGATGCGTTGATTTGGACGGTAGATAACATCAATATTGGCATTAATTTTGGTAACGTTATTATTACTGGCGGGCAAATTAACGGCGCCGTAATTGGCAATATTAGCCCTGCAGCTGGGTCTTTTACTGATCTTTCGGCAAGCGGCGATGTGGTGTTTAACTCTACAAGTCAAATGCAGATCCCTGCGGGGTTAACTTCTGAACGGTCAACAACCCCTGTAGACGGAATGTTGCGGTTTAACACTACCGTTGACGAATACGAAGGCAACGTATCCATTGCAGGGCAAACTATTAGCACTTTAGTAAATACAGGCTCCCCAGCTACTACTGCTGTATTAACCACTGCCTCACCGCACGGTTTATCAACAGGGGACTATATTACTGTTAGCGGCGCTATACCTACTAATTACAACGGTTCGTACAATATTACGTATATTAGCACTACATCATTTAGCTACGTTATGGCGTCAAACCCCGGCAGCAGCGCTTCAACTGTAGGCAGCTACGTTGCCCACACTTGGACACAGATTGGCGGCGGTGCAACAGGCGGCGGCAACAATCAAATTTTTGTAGAAAACGGTCAAACAGTTACTGCTACATATTCTATTCCTAGCGGTAAAAACGCTATGTCTACAGGGCCTATCACGATAAATAGTGGTGTTACCGTTACTGTTCCTAGCGGTAGTCGCTGGGTAGTTCTTTAAAGGATAAATTATGAGTCTTATATTACAAGGTTCAACATCAGGTAGCGTTACATTACAAGAACCAGCCGTTGCTGGTACTACTGTAATTACTCTACCTGCTGTAAGTGGTACTTTGCCAATTATTAAAATTGGAGTTACCCAAACAGGTGCAGTTGCAACA